TCTTGCATAATTGTCGTTTTTCTTTTTATACACAAAAGTGCGAACCTAATTTAAAACAAATAAAGGAAGAACTTAGACATATAGAGAATATACAAGCAAGAACTGGAGTGAAAAACTTCCATCCATACGAGAAGGCTATAGAAGCTATTATTAAATGCATTGAATTCCATATTGGGAAAGATGATTTTGATGATAGGCTTATAGAGGATAAATTGGAAGAACTTGATCGTGTAATTCTTTTATATGAAGAAGCTTATGAATGGAGTCGTTCTCATCAATTTTTCCCTTTTCAATTACCTTTTGGAGAATCAATGTATAGTGCAGGTGATGAACTTATTATGCTATTCGTTCCTTCGGCTTATGCTAAATATATTAACTATGATACATTAAAAGAACGATTAGAACAATTTAATAGAACTAAGGAGTATTTGAGATTTCGTTGTGATTTATCTATTGAGAGAAAAGAGATAACACAGATCAAAGATGATATTAAAACTTCGGATAAAAAAGCTTATGATTTAATTGCAATATTTACTGCCACTATTACTTTTCTTTTTGGAATTGTAAATATATTCATAAATAACACGACTCTAAATTTATATCAATTGATAGCTAATACTATTGGATTAGGGGTATTACTATTACTTTTCGCATCTTCGTATCTGTTTATTTCTCCTTTGTTAATTCAAAGAATGAATTTGCAGAAATATATTTTCACTAGGCGTTTTCTATTTGGTCTAATATTAGTCGCATTGTATTTTATGTTGACTTTCTTTCTGTATAAGAATAGCCAATCAGTAATGATTAATGCAAATACTATTCAAGATGTAGTAAAAGACACATTGAATAATGATAACGAAGAACCAAAAGTGGAGATACAACAATTTAAAGCATTAAAATGAGTAGCATATTTTGTAACTGATTGAGGGTATGTCAAAATGAAGTGACGCATCCCTTTTTCTTTTACCCATTCAGTAACAATCACTGCCTTCACAATGTAGAAATTTACTCGTTATCGAAAAGGTCTCTCTGATTCGGGGCTTTTCTTTTGCTTATCTCATTTATATTTCGTATATTTGTGTACAGACGTGGATGTCTGTTGTATCATCTCTCTACGGAAAAGTTGCTAATTTTCGAAAGCGAGAGACAATACGCTATTTACTCCAAAAGGAATGAGCCTCGACTAAGTGTAGTCGAGGCTTTTTAATTATTATTTGTCGTATATAAAATAATCATATATATTTGTCCAAATAAAATTGATATACTATGGAATACTTAGATGAATTTAAGGAATTTGTAAATTACTGTAATCAAAATGGTAAATATGTTGGTTGGGGAAACCCTAACTCTAAAATACTAATAGTGGGTAAAGAGTCTGCAATGGAAGAACCTGATGAGTCTTATAACAGCAATGCATCTATGTGGGATAATCATGTTAGTAATGATACAATTATGGAGTTATGTCATAAAGTAGAACAAGATGTTAACGTAGCAAAGGGGTGGGGTGTAAATACTTGGAGCAAGTATCAGAGATTAAAAGATTATATCTATGGCAGCGAAGGGTTTCACAATCGGTATGTTGATTTCCCAACTCAAATATTTACTACCGAGATAAATGATACCCCTAGTCTCCGAACTGCTCAAGCCGATAAAAGTGGAATTTCCTCACGGAAAGAATTATTCCAGGTATCCTCCTTTATTCAAAGTTTTCCTGTGATTATATTAGCATGTTCTAATTATATTCAGAATAATGACAATATTCGCGAGATAGATAAGATTTTTGGTGTCACTTATGACGGTGATGATGTCGGTAGATTTTTGTTTAATAAAGGGAATTGGTTTTATACTCATCATGATGCCAGTGGTAGAAAACTTGTAATCCACACTCGTCAGCTAAGTGCGGATGTAAAGGATGATATGTTAAAGGAGATGGCAAAAATAATAAAAAAACATTTGGAAAGGCATGTTTGATTTATTAAATCGCTATAATAAACAGGGATGTTTAAAATTCACAATTGATGACAATTTGAATAGAGAATGTGAGAAGGCTCAAATTCCTGATGATTGTTGTGGAGTGTATATTGTATATGGCTATTTTAAAGGGACGAAGGTTCCAGTTTATATCGGAAGTTCGGGGCATATAGAAAATGGAAAGACAGTGCATCGCAAAGGAGGACTAAAAAGACGAATAATTGGGAAGCAGCAAAAGACTCCTAGATGGAAACTGTGGCCTGAAAAAATGCGTGCGCTATCTATCTTCGAATTGGAAATATGTTGGTATAATACAGAAAATGACAATCCGTTACTAGTAGAATACTGTTTAATATTGGAGTCTGTTATACAAAATAAAAGATTACCTCTTTGGAATAGCGAATTAAAATTGAGTAGGGAATTGAAAGGTGAGTTTGAAGATTTTGTAAACAATAATAATATTGAATGTTTAAAAATATAATATGGGAAATAAATGCGATCATAACTTCGTTCTTGAATTATGATATTTTTGTTATTAACTTAAATAAGTCTCCAGTATGAATAGAATTATAATTATTGGTAACGGTTTTGATTTAGCTCACAATTTAAAGACTGGATATAAAGATTTTATAAATGATTATTGGGATACTGTTGAAGAAGGGATTTATGATAAATACTGGCGGTTGTTAGACCAACAATATGGAGGGGGCAAACACCCTCTTAATGACTATGAAGATCAGTTTATAAAAATTGGAAAAGAATATGATAAAACCGGAGTTAATAAAGTTTGTTCTTCTTATAAAGAAGATAGTCCTTTATGGAAATTGCATACACTAATTGATGAGCATAATAATGATCCTAGTTCAAATGTGACAGTTACTTTAACGTTCACAAATCATTTTTTTGAGCGTATATCTCATCAATGTTCTCTTGTGAATTGGGTAGATATAGAAAATGAATATTATAAGGCATTGAAAGAGCTACTTCAAGAAGAAAATTACCAAAAGCAAAACGAAAGTATCCATACGCTTAATAAAGAGTTTGATAGTGTAAAAAGATTGCTAGAAAAATATTTAACTAGGATTACTGAAAACACAGAACTGAAAAAACATCAATCTATACAAGATGCTTTTTCAAGTTATGTAGAATTTGAAGAAGTTGCCACTTGTAAGCAAACTGCATTTATTAACTCTTTTTTTTCTAATATGGATATACGTTTTGATTTTGACATTGACCGGCATGGAGATCTTTCATATAATGAATGCTTGACAAAGGATGAAGAACTGAGGTACTATATTGATAAGAAACTTAATAATGACAATTTTAAAAAAGAGAATCTTATACCAAACACCTTGATTCTAAATTTTAATTATACAAAAACGGCAGAAAAATTATATATTAAAAATGGAAATGACAAGATTATTAATATTCATGGAGAGCTTAACAATGAAAATAATCCCATTATATTCGGATATGGTGATGAGCTAGATGATGATTATGAAAGAATAGAGAGATTACAGAATAATGATTTTCTAGAGAATATTAAATCTATACGATACCATAAAACAAGAAATTATAGAAAGCTTTTGGAGTTTGTTGCATTAGGTCCATATCAGGTCTTTATAATGGGGCATTCTTGTGGAAACTCTGATCGGACATTATTAAATACTTTATTTGAGCATGATAACTGCCTATCTATTAAAGTCTTTTATCGACAGTACGAAGATGGGACAGATAATTATATTGATATGATAAAAAATATATCTCGTAATTTTAATAATAAGCCTAATATGCGTGATATAGTTGTTAATCGAGAAAGTTGTTCTCCTTTGGTGCCTGTAAAAAAAGAGGTAGCCGAATAAGCTACCTCTTTCAATTATAAATAGTTTTTTCCCAGTCATCCAACACTGTTACATCCCACCGAGGAAGATCCGGATTAATATAGGTTACAGACCTACCATACACAGAGAAACTTTTTCCAATAAACTCGTCGATAGCTTCATCTTCCCCTTTTTGAAGACAGATATTCATAAAAACATGCATTTCTTCCCAGTTTGTAGGCCCAATGAACAAAGATTCAATGAGCCTACCTTTTACAGGAGCTCCGACAACCTGATCTTTAATTCTGTCAACCAAAGAAACTGCTTCTTCAAATGTCATACTTGTAATTTTAGAGCAAAGATATAAAAAAAACAGATGCCCTCTCCCCTATCATATAAAAGCTATTTCAATCTGTGGAATTTCAGTATTACATATTTCAATTCTATTAAGAAAGATATTTTTGTAATTCTTCGATTGCCTGTGATGCACTTCGAACTACCACATACTTATTACGGCATGATTCCGCTTGTTTTTGAAACTCCTTCTGTTCTTCTGACTGTTTCCCTACCCTCGTTTTAAACTCTATACAAAGAGAAGCAAAACCCTTTTTGGGAATAAGTACGATCACATCAGAAACACCTGGCTTTACTCCTTGACGTTTCAGGTTAGCAGCTTCCCGTACATGACGACTTCCACCATTCGGAACGGCAAATATAAGTTTGTCAGGTATATTAGGAAAATATAGAGGAATAAGTTTAAAGAACTCTGTTTGTATGCGAGCTTCCTCGTTATTATGTACTTCTTTTGAACGTGGAGGATTACGCTGATCTGCATAACAATTATAACACATAAAGCCGGTATCGGTTTTAATAACCGACACCGTTTCCTTTCCACATAAAATACACTTTTCTTTAGTCATTAATTCAAAATAAGCTAAATTGTATTGGTCTTCTACCTACTGCTGTTATCGTTCTCTCATGAATCGGACATTGCGAAGCATACGGGCATCTTCCTGACATAGCAGAAAGATGCGCTCCATGCCATTCATCCCAATCTGTTACATTATTAGCGGAGAGGAAAGTTATCAGCTTCATACAGCAGAAACCTCGTTCTTTCTCTTGACCTCCTGTAACTTCAAATAACCCATTGCTCTGTGGACGCTTCATTTAATTCTATATTATTTTTGTTAATAGTTAATCCTCAATGAAATATAATTTATTCATATCAGTTCTTGTTATGGGATAATTAATTCGGGATTATCATAGATATTACCAATCACGATAGTATCATCCATTCTTGTAAGGTCAGATTGCCCGAAATAGAATAAATTTCGACCATTAGATAGTTGAAAGCGGCAATTATCATATAGGATAATTGCAGTATATTCTTCTGGTTCAAAACCAAATGTAACAGTGTGAAGAATATCCCCTTCATAGATCTCCATCCCTTTCTTGTCTAATAACCCGGTGAATTGTCCTGTTGTATTCAGAATAACTTCATACCGAATCATGTTCCATACGGCAGCTTTGTCCGGGCATATATATGCCTTGCCGTTTAGCAGAAGCAAACTGCCATACAACCATTCATGAATCCCAAACCTAGATTTTCCTCTAAATTTAATTGTTCTCATTATATTCTTTTTTGATTGTTGTTATACGTTTATTTTTGCACGGGAAACACTCCCCAATTTTCCGCCTTCTTCCATCCATGTTTTATAGCATTTATCACAAAGAGAGTTGCCATATCCTGAAACATAGCGTTCGCTCCCTTTGGGTATTGATTCAGCGCATATAAAACATTTTGTATCTTTTCGGGCTACTTTCTTTGAGAAAGCATCTTCGCCTTGTCTTTTTGCATGATAAGCCATATTTATTCCTTTCTATTTAATCATACTTCTTTATTATCGTCTTCTTTTCTTTCCCGCCCGTAAATCGCCCGGACTATTTCAGCAGCGTAATGTCCTATAATCGCTGATATAGGTACCATTAAAAACCATGCAAAGTCACTCATATCTATACTGTTATTAATCAATTATTTCAAATGTCACTTTCACTTTTTTACAGCGAAAACCTTTCTTATACATCTGTTTCCATGTCAAATTAGTTCCGTCCAGCCAGTACCTGACGCAATCTCTTCGGTAATATTTTTGAGTATTCATCACAAGTGTACCATTTGGGTAGGTTATCATGTACATTATATCTTCACGCATATCGACTCCTTTTTATTCTTGTTATACTCTATTTATCTCATCATTAATTCGGAACATACTGTCACTTATAAAGTCGTATATCTTGTACATTAGTTCCGGCTCTTGCTCCTTTGGAGAATAAACCATAACCCTTTTACCAGCACCTTTCATCCATCCGGCTTCTGTATTAGCTGACCGCCCACAAGGAAGAACCATAACACAGACATCCGCCCACTTCATTGCATTAAAATCTAAATCAAATCCTTTTTGCGCAATCGGGTGATTGAGTGCCTCTTGATATTGCTGAGTACTCCAATTCTTCCAATTAGGGTCAATACTCGACCACGAAAAGCCATAACTCATGTCACCATTGGGATGGGTGAAGTCATATACTTCGTGACCTTCACTTCTGAGAAACGATACAACGTCTTGTTGATATGAGTTTCTCCAACTACTTGCTACGTAAATCTTTGCCATATTATTTTTTATTATTACATTTGGACTTCATTTGCAATGTTGCAAATGATTAATTTTTTTAATTATGAAAAATTTAATTAGAAAAAGCATTCTATAGCTTTACTACCGTACGGCTATGGCAATGCTTAAAATTGAATAGACGGTAGGCTGGGACTTTGTGCTAAACTGTATTGACCTTTTGTAGTGGTTAATAGAGAAAATTACTTAGCACAGCTAAGTCCCTAAAT